GGGCGACTATCATCACGGCGTCGAGGTCATCGAGATTAATGATGGCACGCGCACCATTTCCACCGTCTCGACGGCCATCATCGGCATGGTCTGCACGGCCAGCGATGCTGACGCAAAGACATTCCCCCTGAACGAGCCGGTGCTGATTACCAGCGTGCAAACGGCGATCGGTAAGGCCGGTAAAAAAGGCACGCTGGCAAAATCCCTGCAGGCCATTGCCGACCAGTGCAAGCCGGTCATTGTGGTGGTGCGCGTTCCCGAAGGTGTCGACGACCCGTCAGACCCGGAAGCGGCGCAGAAAGAAACCATTTCCAACATCATCGGCACGACCGACGAAAACGGCAAATACACCGGGCTGAAAGCGCTGTTAACAGCGAAAACCGTCACCGGTGTTAAGCCGCGCATTCTCGGCGTGCCGGGGCTGGATACGCAGGAAGTGGCGACCGCTCTTGCGTCGACCTGCCAGAGCCTGCGCGCGTTCGGCTATGTGAGCGCGTGGGGCTGCAAGACCATTTCCGACGCCATTAAATACCGTGAGAACTTCAGCCAGCGCGAGCTCATGGTCATTCACCCTGATTTTCTGGCATGGGACACCACGGCGAACGAAACGGATATTGCATGGGCGACCGCCCGCGCGCTCGGCCTGCGTGCCAGAATCGACCAGATAATCGGCTGGCACAAAACGCTGTCTAACGTCGGCGTGAATGGCGTCACCGGCGTAAGCGCCTCGGTCTCATGGGATTTGCAGGAGCAGGCCACCGACGCCAATCTGCTGAATCAGGCCGGGGTGACAACGCTCATCCGCAACGATGGCTTTAAGTTCTGGGGTAACCGAACCTGCTCGGACGATCCATTATTCGTGTTTGAAAACTACACCCGCACGGCGCAGGTGCTGGCCGACACGATGGCGGAAGCGCACGCGTGGGCGATGGATAAGCCTGTTTCTGCAACGCTCATCCGCGACATCGTCGCCGGTATCAATGCCAAATTCCGCGAGCTGAAAAACAACGGCTATATCGTTGACGGCTCCTGCTGGTACGACCCGGAGTCAAACAGCGTGGAAACCCTCAAAGCCGGGAAACTGTATATCGATTACGACTACACCCCCGTCCCGCCGCTGGAAAACCTGACCCTGCGCCAGCGCATCACCGATACCTATCTGGCAGACCTGTCAGACTCGGTCAACAGCTAAGGAGCTCAGAGCATGGCGTTACCACGCAAACTGAAATACCTGAACATGTTTAACGACGGTCTCAGCTACATGGGCGTCGTTGAATCCGTCACCCTGCCAAAGCTGACCCGCAAGCTTGAGAAATATCGCGGCGGCGGGATGCCGGGCTCGGTGTCGATTGACCTCGGCCTCGACGACGACGCGCTGTCGCTTGAGTGGACGCTGGGCGGCCTGCCTGACGTCGAGCTGTGGGCGCAGTACGCATCACCGGGTGCCGACAGCGTGCCGCTGCGCTTCACCGGCTCATTCCAGCGCGACGACACCGGTGCTATTTCCGCCGTTGAGGTTGTCATGCGTGGCCGTCACAAGGAGTACGACGGCGGCGAGAACAAACAGGGCGAAAGCGGCACGACCAAAATCGCGACCGAGTGCTCGTACTACCAGCTCACGATCGACGGCAAGGAGGTCATCGAGATTGACGTCGTCAACATGGTGATGAAAGTCGACGGCGTCGACCGTCTCGCTGAACACCGCCGGGCGATTGGCCTGTAACCCGTTAACCGGTCAGCCAGGCTGGCCGGTCACTTACTCACATTCAAAGAGAGCAACATCATGGAAAACATCAACGAAACCGCCACCACCGAAACCGAAAACCCGAACATTGTGATCCTCGATAATCCCGTCATGCGCGGTGAGCAAAAAATCGAACAGGTGACCGTGTCCAAACCCAACGCCGGTACTCTGCGCGGTGTGAGTCTGGCCTCGCTGGCAAACTCTGACGTCGATGCGCTGATTAAGGTGCTGCCGCGCATGACGTACCCGGCGCTGACCGAGCCCGAGGTCATGCGTCTGGAAGCATCAGACCTGATTTTGTTCGCCGGTAAGGTGGTCGGTTTTTTGTCGCCATCTTCGGCTCGCTGACCTTCCCCGATAACCTTTCGGTCGATGACCTGATGGCGGATATCGCGGTGATATTTCACTGGCCGCCATCAGAGCTGAATTCCCTGAGCGTGACCGAGCTCATCACATGGCGCGAAAAGGCGCTGCAGCGAAGCGGACACCACCATGAGCAATAACGTCAGGATTGAGGTACTGCTGAACGCAGTAGACCGGGCAAGCCGACCGCTTAAAGCTATCCAGACTGCCAGCAAGACCCTTGCCGGCGATATCCGCACTTCTCAAAACAGCCTGCGCGATCTGAATGCGCAGGCTGGCCGAATTGACGGATTCAGGAAAGCGAGCGCACAGCTTGCCGTGACCGGCCAGTCGCTTAACAAGGCCAAACAGGAAGCCGCCGCGCTGGCCGTGCAGTTTAAAAACACGCAGAACCCCACAACCGCGCAGGCGCGCGCGATGGAGGCGGCGAAGAAATCCGCCGCTGACCTGCAGCTCAAATACAACAGCCTCAGGCAGTCGGTACAGCGCCAGCGCACCGAGCTCGCGCAGGCCGGGATTAACACCCGTACTCTCTCGGCGGATGAGCGCCGCCTGAAAAACAGCATCAGTGAGACGACCGCGCAACTTAACCGGCAGCGCGAGGCACTGGCGCGGGTCAGTCAACAGCAGGCGCGACTCAGTCGCGTTAAAGAGCGTTATCAGGCCGGTAAATCCCTTGCCGGAGGCGCTGCAGCGGCAGGCGCGGCGGGCGTCGGTATCGCCACGGCGGGAACAATGGCCGGAGTGAAATTACTCACGCCCGGTTATGAGTTTGCACAGAAAAACTCTGAGCTGCAGGCCGTGCTCGGCGTTGATAAACAGTCACCCGAAATGGAGGCGCTGCGCAAACAGGCGCGCCAGCTCGGGGATAATACCGCTGCGTCTGCAGATGATGCGGCGAGCGCGCAGATTATCATTGCGAAAAGCGGCGGGGATGCCGCAGCGATTCAGGCGGCGACGCCGGTCACGCTGAATATGGCGCTGTCTAACCGTCGCTCGATGGAAGAAAACGCCGCGCTGCTGACGGGGATGAAATCCGCGTTTCAGATGTCAAACGACCAGATCGCACACATCGGCGACGTGCTGTCGATGACGATGAACAAAACGGCCGCTGACTTTGACGGGCTGAGCGACGCGCTGACGTATGCTGCGCCGGTGGCAAAAAATGCCGGGGTCAGTATCGAGCAGACCGCCGCAATGGTCGGCGCGCTACATGACGCCAAAATCACCGGCTCGATGGCGGGAACGGGCAGCCGTGCCGTCCTGAGTCGCCTGCAGGCTCCGACCGGTAAGGCATACGAGGCCATCAAAGAACTCGGCGTTAAAACGTCTGACAGCAAGGGCAACACGCGCCCGATATTCGCCATTCTGAAAGAAATGCAGCGCAGTTTTGAGAAAAATAAACTCGGAACAAGCCAGCGCGGCGAATACATGAAAACCATCTTTGGCGAGGAAGCCAGTTCGGCGGCGGCGGTACTGATGACCGCTGCCTCAAGCGGCAAGCTCGACCAGCTCACGGCGGCGTTTAAAGCCTCGGACGGGAAAACCGCTGAGCTGGTCAAAATCATGCAGGACAACCTCGGCGGCGACTTCAAAGAATTCCAGTCAGCCTATGAGGCCGTTGGTACTGACCTGTTTGACCAGCAGGAGGGCTCACTGCGTAAGCTCACGCAGACCGCCACGAAATATGTTTTACAGCTCGACGGCTGGATCCAGAAAAATAAGGGTCTGGCGACCACTATCGGGGTGATTGTTGGGGGCGGACTGGCGCTGATTGGCGTGCTGGGCGGGATTGGCCTGATAGCGTGGCCGGTGGTAACGGGCATCAACGTGATTATCGCCGCTGCCGGTTTTCTCGGTACAAATCTGGCCGCAATGGGAACGGCCATTGTTTCGGTGCTCGGGGCGCTTACCTGGCCGATTGTCGCTATTGGGGTTGCCATCGTCGCCGGTGCGCTGCTTATTCGCAAATACTGGGAGCCAATAAGCGCATTTTTCTCAGGCGTGGTGGAGGGACTTAAAGCGGCCTTTGCGCCGGTGGCGGAAATTTTCGCACCGCTTGCGCCGGTGTTTGATTCTTTCATGGAGAAGTTACGCGGGGTCTGGCAGTGGTTCAAAGACCTGATCGCACCGGTTAAGGCGACGCAGGATACGCTCGACAGCTGCAAAAATGCGGGTGTGATGTTCGGTAAGTTGCTGGCCGAAGCGCTGATGTTGCCGCTCAAAAGCTTTAATACACTGCGCACCGGCGTTAACTGGTTACTGGAAAAGCTCGGGGTTATCAATAAAGAATCTAGCGACCTCGACCAGAAGGCCGCAAAAGCCAATGCCGCCACCGGCTCAAAAAATGAATCTTATATTCCGACAACCTCAACATATGGCGGCTATCAGGCATATCAGCCAGTTACCGTGCCCACGGGTAAGACTTACGTCGACCAGAGCAAGCCAGAATATAACATCAACCTGAATGGTGGCATCGCGCCGGGCAGCGACCTCGACCGTCGGCTGCGTGAGGCTGTCGATAAACTCGACCGTGAAAACCGTGCGCGCCAGCGCTCAAGTATGCGTCATGACTGAGGGGGATAAAGCATGTTAATGGTTTTAGGTTTGTTTGTGTTTGAGCGCCGCACGCTGCCCTATCAGTCCATGCAGTATTCGAAGGATTACCGCTGGGCGTCAAACGACCGTATCGGCAAGCCACCGGCTTACCAGTATCTCGGGGAAGGTGAAACCACGCGCACGCTGTCGGGCGTCCTCTATCCCGAAATTACCGGCGGGCGTCTGTCACTGACCGCCATCGAGCTGATGGCAGACGAGGGGCGCGCGTGGCCGCTGATTGACGGAACGGGCATGATCCACGGCATGTATGTCATCGACAAAGTGACGCACACGCACACCGAGCTATTCAGCGACGGGGCGGCGAGAAAAATCGAGTTTAGCCTTACGCTTAAGCGAGTCGATAAATCGCTGGCGGCCATTTATGGCGACCTGAAAACGCAGGCTGACAATCTGGTCACGTCTGCCGGTGACTGGCTGGGAGGGCTGGCGGGATGATTACGGGTATGAATATTCAGGCCGGGGCGAAGATAGCCCCGGCGTTTATGCTCAAGCTGGATAACGACGATATCACGCAGGATTTTAGTAACCGCCTAATCAGTCTAACCATGACCGACAATCGCGGATTCGAGGCCGACCAGCTCGATATCGAGCTCGATGATACTGACGGTCAGATAGCTTTACCACCGCGTGGCGCAACGTTGACGCTGTGGTTAGGCTGGCAGGATTCCGCGCTGATAAAAAAAGGGACGTTCACGGTCGACGAAATCGAGCACAGGGGCGCACCTGATACGCTGACCATCCGGGGGCGAAGCGCCGATTTTCGCGGGACGCTGAACTCTCGCCGGGAGCAGTCATGGCATGACACCACGCTCGGGCAAATTGTGGTGACGATTGCGGCACGCAATAAGCTGACGGCCAGCGTGGCCGACACGCTGAAAGCCGTCGCCGTACCTCACATTGACCAGTCGCAGGAATCCGACTCGGTGTTTCTGTCCCGTCTGGCTGACCGGAACGGGGCGGCGGTTTCGGTAAAAGCGGGGAAATTATTATTCCTGAAAGCCGGAAGCGGTAAGACGGCCAGCGGGAAGCCCATTCCTCAGATGACGCTTGAGCGAGGCGACGGTGATCGTCATCAGTTTGCCATTGCTGACCGGGAAGCCTATACCGGCGTGACGGCAAAATGGCTGCACACCAAAGACCCGAAGCCGCAAAAGCAAAAGGTGAAGCTCAAGCGTAAACCGAAAGAGCAACACCTCCGCGCATTGCAGCACCCGAAAGCGGCCAAAGCCACAGCAAAGGCCAAAGCTAAAAAAGAGCAGGAAGCGCGAGAGGGTGAGTATATGGCCGGTGAAGCTGACAACGTGCTGGAGCTTACGACCATTTACGCGACAAAGGCGCAGGCCATGCGCGCCGCTCAGGCGAAGTGGGACAAGCAGCAGCGAGGTGTCGCGGAGTTTTCAATCACGCTGGCGATTGGCCGGGCAGATTTATTTCCTGAAACGCCAATCGTGGTGAAAGGGTTTAAGCGCGTCATAGACGAGCAGGCGTGGATAATCAGCCGGGTGGTGCATAACCTCAACAGCAACGGCTACACGACGGGCTTAGAGCTTGAGGTTAAGGTTTCGGATGTGGAGTACGAAAGCGAAGAATTAACGCAGTGATTTGTTTTTATGTATTTGTTATATAAGGATAAATTGAGTAAAATTAGCGCATCGGAAATTAAATGAGGTGCTCACCATGTTTCACTGTCCAAAATGCCATTTTGCCGCTCACGCCCGCACAAGTCGCTATTTTACCGACACGACCAAAGAGCGCTATCACCAGTGCACAAACATCAACTGCAGCGCGACATTTGTGACCACCGAAACGGTCGAGCGCTTTATCGTATCGCCGGGGGTGGTAGTACCAGCAGCACCGCACCCGTCTAGGTCAGGACAGCAACAGATTCAATGGATGTGACTCTTCATAAAACCCGCAGATGCGGGTTTTTGATAATAATTAGTTTGCACTTGCGGTATAATTTAATACCGTAAAATGCAAAACAGACTTAACTCAAATTAATTATCCCCAATACGCCTGATTTATTTTAAATAAAATCAATAGTTTTCTGTGGTGATAAATTGTGTTAATGTAATTAACTGTTAAAATATTGGCATTGTATTTATCGCATCCATACAATCAACAAAATATACTTAAGTGAGCAATTTTATTATGCTTTGTGTTTACTAAATGGGAAGTGTTATGAAAGAAAAAATAGATCTCAAAAATCCGCTTACAAAGAAAGTAATAGGGCGCATCCAAACACATTTTGCAATATGTTTGGATAATACACTTCAGATTGAAAAATCTGTTAATGCAATTCTGTTTCCATTGAAACATGAAAGTCGGCCTGAGCAAATTGGAAGTGGTGTATTTGTTAATATAAAAGGTGAGTACTTCGTGTTTTCTGCATCGCATGTATTTGATGCTATAGGTGAACATGAGTTATTAATGTCGTGTGAAGGTGAAGAGAGGGTAACGACGTTTAAAGGTGATAGGTTCAGTACAGCAAGGGGGGTATCTGGAACGCATAATGATGATCCTTACGATTCATCAGTATTTCATATACAAGATTCGATAAGCGATAACATAAAAAAACTTGCTTTAAACTATGATGATCTTGATAGAACGGTCTCGGACAGTTTCGACCACTCGTATATAGTTAGTGGATTTTATTCAAAAAATTCTAAGTTACGTAACAGCACTATCAATTGTAAACGTGAAAGTTTTGGCTCTAGGGAGTTGCTCAAAGAAGACTATGAGTTGTTAGGTATTGATAGAGAATGGCATCTCTCTTTGGCATACGAAAAAAATCTTCTTAAAAATGGCATTTTTACTCTTTCTCCGACACCGCAAGGCTTCAGTGGTGGTGCTATTTTTAAATTTAGTTCGTTTGATTTAAATAAGTTGTGTATTAAACCAAAAATAGAGAGACCTAAACTTTCTGCTATAACAATTGAATATAAAAAAGAAAAAGGTAATATCCCTGGGACATTGATTGGATCACGCATAACACAGCACTTAGCCCTTATAAATAAGTATCTTCCAGGTTTATTAGACGATTGCTGATACTATTATATTAACTTATTAATTATTCGCTATAAGAAGCCCCGCGTTTGCGGGGCTTTAAGTATCGATGTGGTCAATGAGTGGACGTGGCATGAAATAAATCCTTTTATTTCATTTGGTTGAAGCGTTTAAAAAGGCTCCTGAGGGAGCCTTTTTTATTATGTTTGACAACCCCTCATCCATTAGTTGTATAGTGCAACTTAATGATGAGGGCACAACATGCACAGCGAAACCCCGGTAGTCAGTGTTATTCGACGTTCCTCGCGCCTTATGGTGCGAGAGTTAGGTTTTATGGCCTCGACCCTGGCCTCAACGAATTACTCACCGTCGGCCGTCCATACCCTGGTCGAAATAGCCCTACGCAAAGAGATGACGGCGAGTCAGCTGGTGCAGCTGCTGGGCCTGGATAAATCCAGCGTCAGCCGGATGCTGGCTCGCCAGATTGCCGCGGGCGAACTCGAGGAAGTGCCTTCACCTGAAGATGCGAGAGCGAAGAGTCTCAGGCTGACCGCGAAAGGTCATGAGACGGTCAGTAAAATTAATACCTTTAGCAATGAGCGCGTGGTCTCAGCAATAAAGAGTCTGGCTCCTGCGCAGCAGCAGACCATTTCTCAGGGACTTTCCCTTTATGCCAACGCGCTGCTGGCGTGCCGTGAGACAGGCAGCGACACGCGCCCCGACGAGCTCACGATAGTGCAGGGATATATTCCCGGCATGATTGGCCGTGTCGCGGAGATGCACGGGGTCTATTACGCGCGCGAGCATCATTTTGGCCGTTTTTTTGAGGCCAAAGTGGCCGCAGGGGTTGCAGAATTTAGTGACCGCCTGGATAAGCCATGCAACCAGATCTGGCTGGCGGTGATGAACAGCAGGATAGTGGGGTCAGTGGCGATAGATGGCGAGGATTTAGCCCCGGGTGAAGCCCATCTGCGCTGGTTTATTCTCGACGATGGCTGCCGGGGACACGGGGTGGGGAAAAAACTGCTGACCGAAGCGATGCGCTTTTGCGACAGCGTAGGTTTCTCTGCCGTGCATCTCTGGACATTCAATAAGCTGACCGCCGCACGACGTTTATACGAATCGTTTGGATTTACGCTCGTTAAAGAGTGGGAGGGCGATCAGTGGGGAACCCTTATAACGGAGCAGCAGTTTACCCGGCGCAGAGACGCGTAACTTCCACCATAAAAAAGGCTCCTTTCGGAGCCGCTTTGGTTTCAGAACACTTTCTTATACGGTCGAACCGTCACTTTCGCATACACACCTGCGGCAACATACGGATCTGCGTCAGCCCAAGCCTGAGCGCTTTCCTGAGATTCAAACTCAGCAATCACTGTGGAACCGGCAAAACCGGCGGCGCCAGGATCGTTGCTGTCTACTGCAGGCATTGGGCCGGCGGTCAGTAAACGGCCTTCATCCTGGA